AAAAGATAATATGAAAACCGGGTTATCAGCAATACGTTCCTACTTCTTTGCAACTCAATCTGACATCAAATCAGTTGCAACCGACCGAAATCCGGATGGGAAGGTAAGTTTAGCCACCGGGCAGGATAAATCGACCGATGGCATTAAACGCAATCTGAGTAATTACCTTACGCCCGTTCAGCTTGACCGCATAAAGGTGGATATAGGTGAATGGCGCAGAGCAATTACCGAGGCCGAGTTTGCATACTACCCGCACCGGGTACGTATGCAGCGCATGTATATTGATACAATACTTAACGGCCATGTGTACAGTGTGATGGAAAGAAGGAAGGACTTAACCCTGCTGCGCGGTTTCGAGATAGGTAAAAAACAGGGAAGTAAATGGGTGCCCAGCGAAGACCTTACCGCTGAATTCGAGGAGTACGCATGGTTTATGGATGCCATAGAGTACGCCCTTGATGCCATATTCTTCGGCTACAGCCTTATAAGTTTGGGCGATGTAGAGGGCGGCCAGTTAAAGGATGTGGAGCTGGTGCGCAGGTGGAACGTTAGCCCGGACAGGGAATTAGTGAGCACCCTGATATACTCGCTTACCGGCAAACGCTGGGACGACCCGGATACAAAGCCGTGGCATATTTACGTTAAAACTAAATCAGAGAACGGCACCAGCAAATGCGGCTACGGGCTGTTTTATAAAATAGCGCTATATGAGATTTTCCTACGCAATGTATTGGGCTATAATGGTGATTTCGTTGAACTTTACTCGCAGCCGTACCGTGTTGGTAAGACAACTAAAACAACCGAATCGGAACGCGCCGAGCTCGAGGCAGCAGTGCGTAACATGGGGTCTTCGGGGTATGCGATTATTGATCCACTGGACGAAATTGAGTTCTTGGAAACTGCCCTCGGGGGTACAGGATGGCAAGGTTATGACAACCTTGAGCAACGATGCCAGAAAACAGTTTCTAAAATTGTACTCGGACACGCGGATGCAATGGACAGCGTTCCGGGGAAATTAGGTGCCGGCAGCGGCGAGGACAACCCAACGGCGCAGGCCCTACGGGATAAGCAAAGCAAGGACGGCCGATTTATTACGCCCATAGTTAACAAGGAGATACTGCCCCGGGTGCGTGATTTAGGTATAAGCCGCATACCAGAGGGCTACAGCTACCGGCTTAAGAATGACGATGAAATGGAGGAGTTCCGCAGGCGGCAAGACGAAAGCAATCAGGCCACTGCGCAGATTGCATTAACAATGAAGAACGCCGGGCTAAAGATGGATGCCGCATACTTTGAAGAACGTACAGGCATACCAACCACGGACGCGCCGGAACCAACTATGCCGGAACCGGGTAACCCAGCCAAGTTAAAAAATGCTATGGAGGGCCTATATGGCGTCAAATAACGATTTAATTATGGGTGTTTTCCGTGGTAAATACACCACCAAAAAACTACCCGTTACATACTACCGTGGCGTAAGCGCTGATCTTATGGCTGCGGTAGATAAAGGCATTGGAGCAGATAAGGCATTTGCCGATCTGGCCGAGTCGCTTAAGCTAAATGCACAGGCATTTGCTGGTGCAAAGACTTATAACCTTGTTCGAGATTTGCAAACCGCTGCACAGGGTGTAAAGAATTTCAAGGACTTCGAACCCATTGGCAACGCCATCTATAATAAGTACGAGGGTTGGGCTGATGCGGAGGATAATACGGCTGTGCAGCAGACATTGCAGGCAAAGCAGTGGCAAATAATAACAGAGGATAGTGACCTGTTCCCGCTGCTGAAATACAGCACCATTGGCGATGCCTGCCAGATATGCCGGCCGCTGGATGGTATTGTAGCGCCGGTTAACAGCCCAATATGGCGCAAGATATACCCGTGCAACCACTACAACTGCTACTGCATTGTAACGCAGGAGACGCAGGGCAGCGCCGAGTTAACAGAGAAGGGCAGGCTTATGCAGGTGGTAGGAGACAGCGAGAAACTAATGTCCCCGGTATTCCTTACAAATGCCGGCATAACTAAGCAATTGTTTAATAAAGATCACCCATATTTTGACGTACCAAAGGGAGATCGTAAGTTTGCCAAAGAGAATTTCGGATTACCTATAAAATAACCATGTGCCGAATAAGTTTAAATTTGACCTGATTGCAAAACAGTTTAAAAGCAACAACCTGCTGGCAATGCGCGAGCTGGCTATGGCTAACAAAAAATATTTTCTGCAATCGTTCAAATCTGAGTCATGGGATGGAAAGAAGTGGCCCGAGGTAAACCGGCGCATAAAGGGTACAAAGGAGTATGAGTACCCAAAGAATAAGGGCCTGCGCAGGCGCACACGCACCATATTGGTAGGCAAAGGCACATTGCGCCGGGCTGTAAACGCATCACTCGAACTTATAACACCAAGTAAAGTAACGTTCCGCGTACGCCTGCCATACGCTGCTATACATAACGAGGGCCTTAAGATGCGCAATGGTGCGCCAATGCCCCGGCGGCAGTACATGGGCGAAAGCAACGCAATGCGTGCAAAGAACATAGAAATCATCAAAAAATATGCCGACAGATCATTCAAATTATAACCGCACGTTTAACGTTGCGATAGATTTAGTAGCGCAGGCAGTAGGCTGGGCGCAGAAATACTCCTGTAAACCATTAGCGGCAGTACGCCTTAAGCCAACCGCTTTTATGTCCTTTGTTAAGGGCGTCGAGGTAATGCGCAATCAGGAAGTAACGCCGGAGGAGCAGGAAAACTTAACCTTTGAGGGCGTAAAAGTATTGAAAGGCGGCCGGGGCCAGATAGATACAATGGTTCTGGAATACGTAGAAAACGTTCATAACATACTGGCAGCACATGGCAGGAATTAAACAACCTATACAAGATGTACTCGCGCAGTTAAAAACCATAACCGACCTGCAAACGGTGCGCGTGTTCAATAATCAGATAACGATGGAGATTGAGGGCAAATACCCCAATTACGCCAAACCAGCCGCATTCGTGGAGGTGCTGAACGATGTAGAGTGGGGGCAACTGGAGGGCGGCGTAAGCGCAGCAGATTTGGCCTTCCGCGTGCATTTGGTGCATGAATTCTACGACGATCAGGCCGGCAACTTTGAACAGGATTTGTTAATATTTGATTTGCGGGATAAGGTTATAGCTGCGCTGATGCTGTTTGAACCCACTGCATGCAGCGCTATGATGAAGTTGCAGGAGCAGCAAAGTTTCGATCATGATAATATCTACGAGTACACAATAGATTTTATCAGTCACTTTATAGATGATAAAGGAGCAAAGCAGTATATTAGCACGACGAACCCTACGCCGGTTATAAATGCAACGTTTGGCGATCCAAAAAATTACATCATACCGCAACCTTAATACATGGCGCGCAGCATAGCAACGATACAGAAACAGATAACGGACGCAGTGGCCGCAGACCCGGTGCTGAGTACCAAACTTACAAGCACCAGCAAGCGAGCTATATGGCGCTTATGGACGTTTATTACTGCTGTAGCCGTTAACTTGCTGGAGCAGGCAATTGATGTAATGACGGCCATCATAGAAGGGCTGGTAGCAATTGCGGCACCGGGTACGCCGACATGGATTCAGGCACAGGTATTTAACTTTCAGTATAGCGCCACCACGCCACAGGTTGCCCAGCTTATAAATTTTGCCGTAGTATACCCAATAGTAGACCCAACACTGCGTATAATTACGCGGTGCAGCGTTACCACGGATGTTAACAATATTGTAACCATTAAAGTGGCTAAAGGTGACCCGCCGCAGGCCCTGAGTGGCCCGGAATTGGCAGCCCTGCAAAGTTATATCAACGTGGCTGCCGTAGCTGGTGTATCTTATAACTGTGTCTCATTGGATGCAGACCGGCTTTATGTGCAGGCCGATATATACTATGTGGGTTTATACAGTAGCGTTATACAGGCAGATGTGATTGCGGCTATTAATGCCTACATTTCCGGCATACCGTTTAATGGGCGTATCAAGGTAAGCGATTTGGAGCTGGCTATGAAAGCGGTAGCCGGCGTAGAGGACGTGGTTTTTCATAACGTTGTTGCGCGTGCAGCAGCTACGCCATACGGTAGCGGTACGGCATTGGTTACAGGCAACACATTAGCGAGCAGGTACTGGCCTACGCTGGCCGGTTACGCGATAAGCGAGGATACGGTAGGCGCAACACTGGCTGATAGCTTGACATTCATACCACAGTAATGACCATAGACGAAATCTCTAAATGGATGGCCCAGCAGATGCAAAAGACACGGCAGCAGCCGAAGTATTGCATGAGTTGGGAGACATACCAGCAATTTAAAACCATAATAACGCATGAACAAACTAACACCGGCCAGCTTGGAAGCACTGGCAAAGGCATACGAGGGGGAAGCGGGCACACTGAACAGGGCGCTCGATAAATATTCGCAGCCAATGCGCCCGGGGCCTGATTTGGCAGAAAACCATGCAACGGCTGGGCAGATAATGCGCGGCCGGCAAGTAAACAAAAGCAGCAAGGGTAAGTACCCGAGCAATTTAACGCCACCAAAAAAAAGGCGTAAGAAATGAGCATATACGACATCAACTATACCAACGTCGGAAATCAATTACTGCCGCCCGATAAACGGGGAACGTACATGCGTTCATGGGTAGCAGCTCTCTTCAAGCCTTTGCAATACCTGCGTGACCTATGGCTGGGTGACTACCGGGCCGGCAGTACTGCGGCACCGTTTTTAATCAGTACCACGTACAACTCGGGTGACCGGGTATTGTATAAGGCATCTGTATATGAAAGTATAGTTGATGGCAATTTAGGCCATACACCGCCAAATGATGCGTATTGGGTACGGGTGCAGGATAATTTCATCGGCGTATTCGAGCGCGTGTTATATAACGGCAATGTGTTAATTTTGACGTATGCGCTTAATAAGTATTTTGGCACCGTTTTCAGGCAGCCGCCTAACGTGAGCGATATTTACTTACAGGCCAATGCAAAGCCGGCAAAACCTTTTATAGTTGGGTGGACGGAGGCGCAAAGCAGTACGGTATATGCCAATAATAGCACGGAGGTTGTTATAAATGCCTATACCTTTAGCGATTATTTCAATCTAACTATATGGATTCCGCTGGCAGTGTACAACGCACTGGATACTGTGGCGGCTAACAGGGAGAAGATAGTTCGCAATTTTGCAGACCGGTATATAGTTGCCGGCATAATTTATCAAGTTCAAACCTACTAATACAGATGCGTACATTAGACGTCTCAGCAGTAAGTAACGCCGTGGGCATGCCGCTTAAATCTGGCAGCCTTATCCATATCCAGAACGCTTACACGGAAGCAATTGCGGAAGCTATAAAGGGATGGATAGGCAGTGGCTACAACCCGGCGGTAGTTTACATAT